CTTCTTGTTGCCCTCGCGGAAGCCCTTCTCCTGCAGCACACCCAGCAGTTCCTTGCGCGCGGCGAGCTCCCGCTCCAGCGCATCAATGGTGGACTGCGACTCCGTGCCCATGCGGGCCATCTGCAACTGGTCTTCCAGACGCGCAATCGTCAGGCGCTCCACAGCCTCGGCCAGCGTGATGTTGGCAGCAGCAGCCAGGGCATGCGCCTCTTCTTCCTGGCGCGCCTTGCGCACGGCATCCTCAGCAGACTTGATCGCGGCTTGGCGCTTGTCGGCCAGGCGGTCGGCCTGCTTGATGTCGTCTTCAATGGCCTTCTGCAGGTCGCGGCGAGCCTTCTCCTCTTCCTTGGCCAGGGCGATGGCGAACGGCTGCTTCTTGATCAGGTCCTCGACGTACTTGATGTACTGGGCCTGTGTCATATTGCCGTTTGCCAAGGCCTTTTGCCCACGCGCCAATTCAGCGTAGTAGGTGCTCGACAGACCCGCCAGCTCTGCATACACCTTGGCTTGCTCGACCAACTCCTTGGCATGCTCTTTGGCTGCCTTAGCCCCGGCCTGATTCGCCTTGTTGTGCTGCTCCGTCACATACGTGAGCACCTGCTTGATCTCTGACTCAGATTTGCCAGCCGCTTCGCCTTCACGCCGCACCTTTGCCAGCTTCTCCTGCAGCGTGGTCTCCTTCTCCAGGGCCTTGGCGTAGTCCTTGTCGAAGTCGAGCAAGGCCTGCATCCTGCGGGTGGACTCCTCCCGCTGCATGGCGGCGACCTTCTCTGCATCAGCCTTTTCGTAGAGCGCCCACTCTTCGGCCTTCAGCGCGTCGATGCGCTCCTTGATCTTGCGGACATAGGCGGCATTGCTGCGGCCCGTGGCCGCGCCGTTGCCCGTCTCGCCAAAGCCCGATTCGGACTGCGCCAGCAGAGCAGTCAGCTCTTTTTGCACGACCGCCAACTGGTCATTGATGGTTGCTGCACGCCCCACATTGAGCATGGCGTCCCAAGCATCAGAGGCGGCGCCCTTGATGGCATTCCATCCGCGCTCGATGTAGCCCAGGGAGTCCTTGATGGTCTTGCCGCGCTCGCGCATGGCGCCGTCAAGCGCTTCCATGGCCACCTTCGACGCATCGGCCTTGCGGCCCTGATCCTCCAGCGCCTTGATCTGCTCGTACACGGAGACCGTCAGGAAGTTGGTTCCTTCGTTGAGCTTGATGACGGCGGCCAGCGGATCCTTCTGCAGGCTGGCGAACTGGTCAGCCGTCTTGCTGACAGCCTGGCCCGTGAGCTTCTCCCACTCGATAGCAGTCTGCGTGTAGCGGCGCAGCTCATCGCCGCCGCGCACACCGGCCGCGACGAAATCTGCCAGGCCGGACGCGGCCTGGGCCTGAGTCCCCACCACAGAATCGATCTGCCGGGCGTACTCGCGCAGTTGGCTTGTGGTGACGCCAGAAGCATTGCCGGTGAGGGCAATGGAGCGCACGAACGCCTCGTTCTCCTGAGCCCCCTGATGAAACGCCACAGCCGTCGCAGCGCCAGCTGCAGCAACCAGCGTGAGCGGGCTCACCAGCCCCATGACGTATCCGCCGAGGGCTTTGGCAGCTGCGCCAGTGCCGCCAAACATATCTTTGAGTTGGCCGCCCTGTTGCAGCAGCACCGTAAGGGGAGCCTGGCCCGCCTGGAGGCTGACCACGATGTCGGTGAACTGAGCGGGCACTTGGCGCAGCGCCGCGGCGGTCTGCGCGGCGGACACACCCATGGTGCCCAGCCCCTTTGTGGCAGCGCCAGCAGCGGCGGCCTGTGCGGCTTCGACCGCGCGCAACTGAGCAAGAATCGGCTCCATGACATCGCCGCCAATGCCGCGATACTTGCCCCAGGCTTCAAAATACTTGGCGGTCCCTTTCTCGCCCGCCTCTGCGGCTACCAGGGCGCGCTGAACGCTGTTGACCCAGGATTTCTCAAAGGACTCCAGCTTTCGAGCGGTCTGTTCGGCGCCACCTCCCATTTGAGAGATGCCTTTGCTCGCCTCCTGACCGGCCCTTGTGACTGCCTGAGCAGTGTCCTTGGCGCCTTGCTTTATCTGATTGAACGCATCCTTGGTGTTGTCCTCCGCAACCACACTGACGACGGCCTTGGGTCCTTCTTGCGTCATAGATCCGCCCATAAAAAAGGCCCGCCAAAAGGCGAGCCAGAAATAGAAAAGCCCCGGAGGTCCGGGGCTCTGAAGTTGTTCAATGATGCTGTGCTATTTCAACCTTCGCACAAGCTCACGACATAGAGCGGGGATCAGGCCAAGGTTTCCATCAGTCCAGCGACGATGCAGGAGGCTACGAGTAGTGGACAGTGTCTGGTGGCAGCTCGATCCCACAGAGTGGAACATACCAAGCACCACCACCAAAGACCACTACTCCTCCGTCGTTGCGAACGGTGTCCAGGAGATGCTGGATTCGGTCGATCATGGACAGGGCCCTTCGCCTAACCACCAGCGGCTCGAAAGGCTTCTCTTCCTCTCCCGGGAATTTGATGGTGCCCAAATGCGCTCTCCACATCTTCGGCCTCTTCGAGAAAGATTGCCGCAGCCGCTCGCAGATAGCCATCGCGAGATCGATCTGATTGGAGGGGATGCTCGCAAAGCTGTGAAGCGTCAAGATTTCCTCCCCCCGGTCGGAGAATTCTTGGAACGCTGGGGCGATTTCGTTTAGATAGCCCGAGAGAAAGCGAGCGCGCGGGCGAACACGTATCTGTTCAGACAAAGCCTCCACATCGTCACCCAGCCCCTTAGCGATTCCCAAGACGTAGTAACCCATCACTTGATGGTACTGGAAACAAGATACCACTCCCAAGTGTCTACATCCATCCTCACCCATGCGCTCAAAAACGCCCCTTTGGCGGTTTCATCCGCTACTGCGGCATCAGGGCCGAACCGCAATGCTTGCATTTGCGAGCTTCCTTGCGCACAAGCTCTCGGCAGTCCGGGCAATGAACATGGGTCGCAGGCGTTATGGGATTGCCCAGCTCATCCCGGGGAAGTGCGGCCTCTCCCTCTGGCTTCATGAGCGCAACAATGATTGCGCCCACAAGAGGCGACAGGAAAAGGGAAAACAGAAACGCCCCAATGCCAGATCGCCCCTTCTTACTGGCCCACACGCCGACAAGTACGCACAAGATCAGCCACAGGAAAAACAACTCCATATCCGCTCCAAACATCGATATTCCGCTGATCGTAGCGCATTGGAGCCCTCAGAGCCGGGCGCCCCCCTGGCATACGATGGGAGCTTCCATATCACCATCTGCCAGACGAGGAGCCAATGATCCTGGACCGCGAATTTCAACTACAGATCCTTCGCAGGTATGCAGAGGTCTATCCCAGCCGAACCTTCGAGAAGTGGAGAGCCTTGGACGAGGATGAGCGCAAGGTGTCTGCCAACCTTTTTTACCTGCAGGACCACGGCCTGGTGGAAATCGTTGGTCAGCTATCCCAAGAAGGGAGTCTCATTTACCAAGGGGGTCACATCACAGCAAAGGGCATGGACTTCCTGGCGGATGACGGCGGCCTATCTGCAATCCTGGGCGTCGTGACCATCAAACTGCATGACGACACCATCAAGGCGCTGATCGAGGGGAGGATCCTCCAGTCAGACCTTCCTGAGCCCGAAAAGAAGCGATTCCTTGCTCAGCTTCGAGAGCTGCCTGCCGAGACCACAAAACACCTCGTACTGAAGCTTGTGGACCTTGGGCTTGACAAGGCTCCGACAGCCATCGAGACGATTGGAACGTTTCTGAAGAACCTGTGACCTTCCCGAATTCCAGATAGCCGGCGGTGCCGCCGAGAGCGATGCAAAACGCATCCACTCCCAGCGGCTCGGCAAACTCCAACACCAAGCCATTTCGGGGGTGGCATACCAGCGCACGGGGGCGCAATTCAAGCGGTTCTGTCGCCATTTGTCACTCCTCTCGCATGGCGGCCAAGGCCTCGGATTCCATCACGCGGATGTCGCTGAACAGCGCGTCGTAGTCCTCTTCGCTCAGGCTCATGCGATCCAGTTCATGCTGCAGCGGGATGTAGTCGAGGGAGACCGGGCCGCTCATGGTGTAGCGCCACTGGCTGCCGACCTTGCACCACAGCTCGTAGGCCGGGAAGTTCTCGGGCCATATCTCCACGGGCTGCTGCTCTGCCTCCCAATCCCGGTACGTCATGCCCCAAAAGCCGAGTTGCTCGGCCGTCGGGGGCTTGCGGTAGATGGCAGCAGCTATGGCCTTCAGTTTCCCAGGCGGCCCGTGGTGCAGAGCGATCGGTAGGCGTCCCACAGGGCGGCGCTGGCCCCAGGCGCCTGGTCGAACAGCTCGTTCAGCGATTCCTTGGTCACAGGCGGGTTCTCGTCGCCCCAGCTCATCAGGTACTT